TCGGTCTGCCGCTTCGTTGTCCAGATAGCCAAGCATCGAAAACGACTGTTCGGCGAAGAACGGCACCCGGTTATATTGCAACGCATCCGCGACGTTCACGCCACGCTTGATGCGAATTGGCAGGCCGAATTGCGGGTTAAGCACGCTTTCGGGGTTTTCAATCGCGCCTTCCTGAACGGCAGGCTGCGCCATGTTCTGCCAATACAAATTGTCCAACGTCTGCCGCAACAGCACCGTCTTGACACGCTGGATTTCCGTCACGTCATCGGCAACGGACGCGCCTTCCCACTGGTGAGGGCGCCGTTCGCACGCAATGTCAGCGAATGGCACCTCGTCCCAATACTCATCCTCAAGGATGTTCTCTTGCCCGGTGCCGCCAGCCAGAACGATGCGGCGAAGTTCGGCAATCCCGTCATCATCCTTGTCAATCCGCACATACACTTCGTAATAGTCAACTTCCTGAAGCATCCGTTCGGTAACGGTTTCTTCCGCATATTCGCGGCGACGTTGCAGGCGCTCCTCTTCGGCTTCCAAGTCCGTCGAGGCTTCGGGCAGGGCGTCAATCGTGGCCCGGTCATAACCCATTGCCACCAGATCAGCACGCCTGAGACGCTCGCCAATGCCCACCAGAAGCGCATCGTCAAGGTCGATGGCGTCAGGGTGGATAAGGAACTTTTCAAGCGGAACAGCGGCCAGCCGGATCTTGCGCACGGGTTCAGCGCGCTTGATCTTCACGTCATGGACGGGAACCTGCATTGCCATCGGTTGGCCCGTCATCGGGTCCACCTGTTGCACGTTCTCAATGCGTGGCGAGTGTTCCAGAACCTCGACATCATCCGCCGCGACAAGCTGCGCGAACGTCATGTCGTCTAGGCCGGTGTGGTGCGTCACCTTGATGATTTGCCGCTCGTCGTGCCACCAGCGGATGACGCCGTTACGCAACAGAAGCGCGTCGTGCATTGCATCCTGGATGGCTTCGCGGCCATCGCTTTCGGGCAGGACTACGTAGTTCATGTAGTCCGTGGCTTGTTCGGCCTTCTCTTCGTCGCCTTCCGCAACAGGCTCGAACTCAACCACCTTGTCATTGCCGAGGATGGTGCGAACGACAGACGGCAGCACCTTCTTGATGGCAGCCCGAACATCCCGAGACACGACACGCGAACGGCCTTCGTCGCTTGGCACGTCCGACATCTTGCCATCGTAGTAATTCATGGCCTGGATGCGGTCAGCCGAGCGCTCCTCGCGATAATTCTCGCAATCCGTAATCAGGTCCGCGAGCGTGGCGGCAAAGCGAACTTCATCCATTGCCGCTTGCCCACCTCTTTACCCAAAACGATGGCTCGTAATCGGCTGGATACCGAATGACGTATCGGCCCATCCGCGAACAAAACACTTCTTCACCGACCGTCCGCACACCAGCGTCAGGCTCGGTCCAGATGTCACCAGACGCAGCGCGCGAGGCGTATTCCCGTTCCGATGATTGCCGCTCGGCTTCGGCGAATGTGTCCCAATAGACTTCTGGCGTGTCTGTCAGCAGCCACGGCAGTTCCGTTGCGAGCCGTTCAATAAGCGTCATCAGAGCACGATCCTGTTTGCAATCAGAAGGTTCCAATACTCAGCGCCAACGCGCGGCACAGGATCCTTGAGATTGAAGAAATAACGCCATGTGGCCGCGACACGCTCACCGTGGCGGCTCATGACAAGGGGCTTGTCGGCAGGGCGTGGCTCCATCACGTAAGGCGTCAGCAGACCCGTGAACCTGCCTCCGACTTCGCGATTGAGAGCGCTTGCCATTACACAACCTTCCGAGTGGTGAAGTTCCAGTTGTCTTTGCCCTTGGGCACGTCTGCAAAGCGCTTCATCATCAGCGCGTATCGAGACGCTGAAATCGTGTCGTCACGCTCTTTCACAACCTTGCCGTCTTTCCGGTGATAGAGCCTAAACTCTTCCAGCCATGACGTGCAGGTGCGAAACACTTTCCAGCGGCCCGTCTGCATCCGGTCCAGCATGTCCATCAGGCCAGCCTCAACGCTGTTGGACCCGCTTTCGTCCGTTGCCCTTTCGGGCAGCATGTTCAGGCCCTGCTTTTCGTATTGACTGGCGAGGTTCTCGCCTGCCGCCGTGTCGTTGTTGCCATCGTGGGGCCATGACCAGTTCAGCCAGTCACCCCAAGGCTTGACGGCAGCCGCGTGAATGATTGGCGTCGCCTCGCGCTGGCGATAGTCCTTCGTGAGATAGATCACGTCAGCGTCACGGTCCCACGCCAGTTCAACGGCAGCGGTTGGATGGTCCCAGCCAAAGTCCAGCCCGCCAATGCGCGCCCAGTGCTTCGGGATGTCGAACGGGTCAACGACGATGCTCTCTTCCGCAATCGGGAAGATCCGCCCCGAACCCATCGAAGGCACGCCTTTGGTGCGCGCTTCACGTTCATGAGCCGGGTAGCTTGCCGCAATCTTTTCGCGTTGCTCCGGCGTGTAGTGTTCGGCGTCGTCAATCGTCATTGTGGTGACGATGCGGTCTGGATTCTGTTCCAGGATATAACGCCCCACCACGTCCGACATGCCCTTTAAAGGCGTGAACGTCAGCATGATCATGCCGCTTGTTGCGTTGGTTCGTGTGATGCCCTCAAAGTAAACGTCACTAGGCGGCTCTTCGTCGAACCAGATGCCGTGAACCGTGTTCGCCTGCCACTTGCCCCGGCCCTGCTCATATGCCTTCAGGTAGAGCGTAGAGAGGCCACCAGAGACATGCCGCACCGTCACCGTGTCCAGCGCGTGAGACACGCCAGAACGCCGCGTGCTGTCAGCAATGCACGACTTGGGAATATAACCCGTTCCCCAGTCCTCTTCCTGTGCAGGCGGACCGACAAGCAATCGCTGCACGCCGTCGCGGGTTAGTTCGTAGCTTTCCGATCCTGCAATCCAGATCACCGGATGGTCAAAGCGCCGCCCCTGCCAGTCGTCGGGATAAAGCCCCGTCAGGTGCATTGCCGTCTCAGCCGCGCCCGCAACCGTCTTGCCGAGCTGGTTGCCGGCCATGAACAGCCGTTCACGATACTTGGCACCGTTGGCGTGGAACTCTTGCTGCTTGGCGTAAGGCCGATATCGCGGCAGCAGGTTAGTGCGCCGTCGCCGGTCCAGTTCCGCCAGCAGTTCCGCCTGTTCCCTCAAGATTAAGGAAAGGCCGGATGGCGGCGTCAAGGGACCGGATGCGCTCGATAAGCTGCTCATCGGTCATTTCGTCATTCGGGTTGATGTTCACGTTCAGATCACGCGGCAGGATTGACGCGATGACCTTGAGATACTGGTCTGGCTTTTCGGTTCGCACCTGGACGATTGCAGCCTGCCCGTGCTCGTTGAAGTCCTCATGCAATGCGTCAAGGAACGCCTCGCCTAGCTTGTTGCGTGCGCCCTTTGGCCGGCCACCGCCACCGATATTTCCCGTTAAAAAACGGCCAGTGCGCTCGTCCTTCTCAGGCTTAATCGGCTCGTCAGTCATGTCAGCCTCAATAGCCCTTCTTGGGCTTCATCGCGGGCTTGCCGGCTGGCTTGGCCTTGGGCTTCATGCAGCGTCCAGCCTTGGCGCAGGCTTTGGGGTTTGGGCATCCGGGGCAAGCTTTCATCACGCGGCCTCCTGCATCATACCGATGCGACCACGCCGCACCTTCACCGTTGCGTCAGCCATCGCCTTTTCGACGCGGGCTTCAAAGCTTTCCAGCGTCTCTTGTGGCACGGCTGGCATGTCTGGCTTACCGTTCTTGCCCTTGCGCATTGCCCTTGCAGGAATGCGGGACATGGCCGGGATTTGAGCATTGAATGAGCCGTTCGCGTCGCTGTAGCTGGCGCGGGCAAACCAGTCTCCGAGATAGTCCCGGTAAAACGACACGGCAACGCTGCGACGCTCGCCCCATTGGGCGGCGCATTCAAAAAACTCCATCAATCACCTCTGTGCTGTTATGGAACTTGCGCGGGCGGAAAGCGAAGGGCTGAAACAATCAAGCCGGGCGTTGCCATCTAGGCACTCACCCGGCTTGTGTTGCCCGTGGCGCTTCAGACGCCAGACCGGGCTTTTGTCGGTAGCCTTCTCCCCAGAAGGAACAACCCCACTAAGGCACGAAACCGCACCCTGCAT